AGGTGACGTTCCTGAACATCCAGAAGTACCTGAACCAGCACTACGTCAAGGTGGAGAAGAAGCCCGCTGCTGCCGCCCCCGCCGCGCCCGCCGCCGAGGAGAAGCCTACGCGCCCCAAGGTGAAGAAGTCTGCAGCTTAAAAATAGCCGTGTAATATAACTCAATGGAGGGTCCACCACGGAGCGTCTTGGACGCTCTGGTGGGAACAAAAGTAAAAAATACTGATTTGTACACTCGTGCATTTACACATAAATCCGCGCTCAAACGTTACGATGGCCTCAAGGACTCGTACGAAACGCTCGAATTTATGGGTGACTCTGTTCTCGGTTTTGTTGTGACAAAGTTTCTATTTGATAAATATGAAAAAGAGCAAGAGGGGTTTCTAACAAAGGTTCGGACCAAGATGGTTCGCGGGACGACACTGGCTGAAATCGCCGGTGAGCTCGGGTTTGACAAATGGATCATCATGGATGAAAAGGGTATGCGAAATGGCTGGAACACAAATCCTAAAATTCTCGAAGACGTCTTTGAGGCGTTTGTAGGCGCGATATATCTCGACCTTGGTATGGTTCATGCCAAGCGTTTCATTTTAGAATCTTTTGAAAAGGTTGAGACGGACCTGATAGACGACAATTACAAGGACCAGCTCATGAGGTGGTGCCAGGCGGAGAAGATAGCCCTTCCTGAATATCGCGTCGACGGACACGTGAATGGAACGTTCATGGTGACTGTCATCGTGGACGGGCATGAATTAGGTTGTGGGTACGCGAGTACGAAAAAACAGGCTGAGCAGAATGCTGCACAACTCTTACTTAAGACTGATTCCCGTTTTAGAAAGAATGGACAGCAAGGTGGCGGAACTCTTGTCGAGAAAATACGCCGACCAGAGAAGCCAAGAATGGCTGAGTCTTCGTGAGAATATGCTCACGGCAAGTGACGTGGCGAGCGCCCTTGGTCACAACCGATATGAGCGACCCGCGGACCTCTTGCGAAAGAAGGTTCTCAAGACCGCCTGGGCCGGAAACGCCGCAACTGCACACGGGACGCTTCTCGAGCCCGTGGCGCGCGACTTGTACGACGCTCGTTACTCGCGAAAATCTCATGAAATAGGACTTGTTCAACATCCCAAGTATCCGTTCCTTGGCGGGTCTGCCGACGGCATCACTGAGGATGGGCGACTCATAGAAATCAAGTGCCCCTTGACGCGCAAGATTGAGGACAAGGTTCCAAAGCACTACATGCCTCAGATTCAGTTGCTTCTTGAAATTCTTGATTTCGAAGAGTGTGACTTTATTCAGTACAGACCCGAGGGGGTGAAGAGCGTCGTACCCTTTGGACCCGTCACGGACAGCGGGGCGCCTCCCGAGCAAGTTGAGGTTCCCGTTCCTGAGATTTTCATGGTGACTGTCGTCAAGAGGGACTGTGCGTGGTTCGATACACACTTGGCGACGATGCAGAAATTTTGGGCAGGGGTCATCAACGCTCGGGAAAATGGGTTGTGTGAGGTTGAATGGGATGAGACCCGTCAACCAAAATGTGAAGTAGTAGAAGATGGAGAAGACGGCTCCAAGCTCTGCGGGGTGGAAGTGCCCGCACAAGCCCAAGTTTCTCACGTGCAGGAGTTGTACGGGTAATTTTTGTACGAGGTGCATTCAGCTCGAGGTGCATTATTGCCCCGGGCTGGACACACGGTCCAAAATTGAAAAGGAAAATTTATCTAAAAAACTCGTCAAGTGCGTGGCGCCAAAGGTTGTTCAATTCTGACGGCGCATGCGGGCATACACAATCACCGCAAGAATCAGAAGGAGAACAACGACCCACAAGTCCCACATCTTGGCACGAGGCGCAGAGGACCATTCCGGGCGCCCCATGGCAATGTCAGGACGCACCCACGTCACCGACCCGTTGTCGTACTCGTACTTGCGAGCGGGAAAACCACCCCAAGGAGCTGAAGGCTTTCCGGCAACCTCTTTAAGGTACATGGGTCCGGAACGCATGAGGGCCAACGGATTAAAGTCGTCACGAGCAGGGTTGGGGTCGGTGTAGACCGTGTCGCGCTCGTCAATCTCAATCGAGTATGTACCGTCACTGAGCCACTTGGAACCATCCGTGGGAATTCCATACGTGCCCGACGCGACATACGGGTTGATGTTGTTGATTTTCATATCATCATTTATCATCCAGGCCGTGGCCATTCTTAGTACAGGCTTATATTATTTTTGTAAACTTTGTGCTGGACCTTCTCCTTGTGCACAGACCACATCTCGTCAAGGTCTACATTTAGCATTGATGCGAGTTGGAATAGATAACTAAACACGTCACCCATTTCAGTCGTCACGTCCGTCCCCTTGTCCTTCTTGAGTCCCGTCTTGCGATAGGCTCGCTGATACTGCCTGATGGCTGACGCGAGCTCGCCCACCTCCTCCGTGAAGAGGAGCCAGACTGTACTGACCGGCGCCTTGTCCCACCCCTTGTACTTGCACATCTCCATCGTCTCGTCGCGATACTGGTTCATCATCTTATAGTGAAAGGTCATGACCTGTTTAAGCGTGAAATCGAGTGCCTCCAGCGCCAGACACCCAAGACGCCAATCGTGAGAATAACACCCTCGGCCGCCAGCTTGGAATTCTCAATGGTGTTCTTTGAAGCCCCTTTGGCCCTGAGATTGCCAGCCACCACTGTATTGCTAAAGAGACGCACTGCGCGATCGATCGCGAAGAATATGAAAAAACCAATGAGGATATCATCAAGTGGACGCATCTCTTCTATGAGCCAATCTTAAAGTTGTAGGGGAGCTTGTTCCCGTACGTGCTCGTGTTCTGGGGAGGGGCGAGGGGCACGGGGTTGCTGGAAATGTCTCGCAGGTAGACCATGTGCTGAAGCACGCCCGTCATGATGGTGGCGGACGCCTCACGGACCACCGCTGCGTTCATGCGGTCGAGCTGACCCTTGACGTCAGAGTTGGGGTCGGCGGCCATGTTGACGTAGACGCGCTTCATGAGAGCCTGAAGGTCTGCGTCATTCTGGCGGTCTATGGCGTACCCAGTCTTCCCCTTGATGTCATTCTGGATCGTGCGATGAATAGACTCGCGATTAAATTGAGAAAAGAAGGCGTCAGTCAAGGGACTCGGTATATATTTGGTCGCCATCTACTCTCACCTGATAAAAAAATAAGAGGCTCTCAGACTAGATGAGAGTCGTCAAGAGGAATGGCCAAGAGGCTGAGATGCTTTTCGACAAGGTGACTATTCGCATCCGCCAATTGTGCACGGGGCTCAATGTCCAACCCGACCGTGTAGCTCAGAAGGTTTTTTCAAACATGTATGACGGCATCAAGACGAGCGAAATCGACTCTCTGAGTGCAGACGTCGCCATAGACCTCATGTCTGAGAATCCAGAGTACGAGACGCTCGCATCTCGACTCACTGCGAGCAACATGCACAAGACCAGCCCCAAGTGCTTTTCAGACTGTGCATTGGGCCTGCACATCTCCGGGTGCGTGAGTGACGAGTTTATGAAGAATTTGTCACTCGAAATGGATTCATGGATTGACCACGAGCGTGATTACCTCCTTGGATTTTTCGGACTCAAGACGCTTCAGAAGGGCTACCTGTTCACAGGTGAGACGCCGCAGTACATGTTCATGCGTGTCGCTCTCGGTGTTCACGGTCCCGACTCTCAGCGCGTCAAGGAGACGTACGACCTGATGAGTCAAAAGTTTTTCACCCACGCGACGCCGACGCTCTTCAATGCCGGGACGAATCACCCGCAGTTGAGTTCGTGCTTTCTCGTCGCAATGAAGTCTGATTCGGTCGAGGGAATTTTCGAGACGCTCAAGGAGTGTGCACACATATCAAAGTGGTCAGGGGGTATCGGAGTCCATTGCAGCAACATCCGGGCGAACGGCTCAATCATCAAGGGGACGAACGGCAAGTCGGATGGAATCGTTCCGATGCTCCGCGTATTCAACAATACTGCCCGCTATATCAACCAAGGGGGTGGGAAGCGCAAGGGGTCGTTTGCATTTTACCTCGAGCCGTGGCACGCCGACGTCATGGAGTTTCTCGACTTGCGCCTCAACCAGGGTGACGAAGAGGCTCGGTGTCGTGACCTGTTCACGGCGCTCTGGATTCCTAACCTCTTCATGCAAAAGGTGGAGAGGGACGAGGATTGGCACCTCATGTGCCCGAACGAGTGCCCTGGACTCCCGGACGTGTACGGTGAAGAGTTTAACGAGTTGTACAGAATGTACGTGGTACAGGGGCGGTTCAGAAAGTGCGTCAAGGCGCGGACCGTGTGGGACTCCATTCTGAGAAGCCAGATTGAGACGGGCACACCCTATATGGGCTACAAGGATTCAGTCAATGAGAAGAGCAACCAGAAGAACATAGGAACCATCAAGTCGAGCAACTTGTGCGTCGCACCTGAGACGATGATTCTCACGAAGAATGGATACCAAAAAATATCAGATCTTGTCGGGCAAGTAGTGGATGTATGGAACGGTGAAGAGTGGTCCGCCGTCGCCATCTCAAGAACGAGCGACAAGAGTCGTTTGGTCCGTGTCAATTTCAGTGACGGCACTTTCCTCGAGTGTACCGAATATCACAAGTTTCATCTTCAAGTCGGGTATGGAAACAAGACGGAAATCAAGCCAACCACGAATCTTGTTCCAGGTGACCGCCTCATCAAGTGGACTCCCCCAAATCCAGTTGAATTCGAAGATGCAGAAGATTTCAGTTATCCGTATACTCACGGGTTTTTCTGTGGGGACGGCACCTACCACTCGACATACGCAGGTTTCAAAACAATCCCGGGTGTATCACTCTACGGTGAAAAGAAGAAACTCGTAGAGCACTTGGAGGTTCGAACGATGTCTGGTAACGAAGATGCATCTGGTCGTCTGAACGTCCAGCTTCCCTATGATCTCCCCAACAAATTCAAAGTTCCTCTACGGGGTACAGTGAAAACCCGTCTCGACTGGTTCGCCGGACTGTGTGACGCAGACGGTCACACTCAGGGGTGCCCTGGAAATCCTAGTCAGAAGAGCATCTCGGTTGCATCAATTCACATGAATTTCCTTCGGGACATTCAGTTCATGCTTCACACACTCGGCGTTTCTTCAGTCATAGGATTGCATCAAGAGGCGGGTGAGCATGAACTTCCGGATGGAAAGGGTGGTAAGAAGATGTTTGAGACACAGACGTGCTGGCGGCTCGTCGTGTCGGCACTCGGGGTTGAGACCCTGATCAATGCAGGTTTTGTGACGCGTCGCCTTGACCTCAGTGATTTCACTCCAGTCACGCGTGATGTTCGGCAGTATGTCCGCGTCGTGTCGATCGAAGACAATGGACGCATGGACGCAACCTACTGCTTCAATGAGCCCAAACGCCACATGGGCATCTTCAACGGCGTCATCACCGGAAACTGCCATGAAATTATGGAGGTCAGCACTCCCGACGAGACTGCCGTGTGCAACCTGGCCAGTCTGTGCTTGCCGACGTTTGTGAATGAGGGATCCTTTGACTTGAACAAACTCCGTGACGTCACGCGGGTCATCACGCGAAACCTGAATCGCGTCATCGATCGGAACTATTACCCGACCGAACCGGCGCGCCGGAGCAACATGCGTCACCGTCCTATCGGCATCGGAGTTCAGGGACTGGCTGACGTCTTCATGATGCTCGGATTGTCCTTTGACGAACCCAAGGCGCGCACCCTCAACAGAAGCATCTTTGAGAATATCTACCGTGCCGCCCTCGAAGAGTCGTGTCTGCTCGCCAAGGAGGAGGGACCGTACGAGACGTTCGCCGGGTCCCCTGCGTCCCAGGGACTTTTGCAGTTTGACCTCTGGGGCGTCCAGCCAGATGCGTCATTTGACGCGCTCAAGGAGGACATCAAGACGCACGGTCTCCGTAATTCCCTGCTTGTCGCACCGATGCCGACCGCCTCTACCGCGCAAATCATGGGCAACAACGAGGCGTTCGAGCCGTACACGACCAACCTGTACCTGCGTCGTACGCTCGCTGGGGAGTTTGTGATGATTAATAGGCACCTGGTCAAGGACTTGCAGAAGATTGGCCTGTGGTCAAAGGATGCCAAGGATGCCATCATCGCCGCAAACGGTTCGATTCAACAAATCGAAGGAATACCCTTGAATCTCAAGGCGGTCTATCGAACCGTATGGGAGATTTCACAAAAGTCCGTCATCGACATGAGCGCCGACCGTGGTGCGTTTGTTGACCAGTCGCAGAGTCTCAATATTTTCATGGAGAATCCATCCATGGCGAAACTCAGCTCTATGCACATGCACGGGTGGAAGAAGGGGCTCAAAACGGGCATGTATTATCTACGGACCCGTGCCAAGGCGCAACCCATCAAGTTTACGCTCGACCCGGCGGCTGTCGCGGCGGCGACCCTGGCGTGCTCGCGTGAAAACCCCGAGTCTTGTATGATGTGTTCTGGTTAAACACTAAAAAGTTTAAGACGTCATGGAATCAAAAATATGGAGTCGGCTCCCGATCGACCTGATTCGAAAGATAATTGAAGAGTCGCACCCTTCCATCGATGTTCAATTATCTTTTAAAATTTTACCAAAAAAACTTTCAATTGTTAGAATTTTAAATATATTTTTACTTATTGAAATGAGTGACGGTGTCATGTACAACGTGGCTTCAAAGTCTTTGCACATCTTTAGAGTTCCCGGATTTCACGTCATTCGAAGACCCATCGAGAGGAACTATCACACTGCCGGGCTCACCGTGTTCAACGACACGGAAGATGAACACATGCTGGAAGTGACGGCTCAGTGCGGGTGTTTTCAATCGACGGTTTCCACGCAGTCGTGGTCTACCGATTTGCGGATCCTGACAAGAGGGCATTGAGCTCCCGGATATTCGCAAGGTGCTTGCGCTTGAGGGCGTTCATGGCCGTCGTGTGATTCTTGTAGAACTTCATATATATAGAGACGCGTGCCGCGTTCGTCTTGGCGGCGGCGTACTTGCGGCGTGCATCGTTGATGATGCGCTGGAGCGGTGCGCGATTTGCCGGCACTCCCAGGTTTGGTACGTTTGAGGAGGTGCGAATGTTGAAACGCTTCTGAGGACGATGCTCGATGAGACCCAGTATGTTGTTGTGCGAGTAGTTCATGCCCAGTGCGCGAGGCGAGCCGTTCTCACCGACTGGGGAGAGCTTTGACTGTGCGCGCGTCGCACTCGGACGATAACCACGGGGCATGTGAGGCATTTCGTACTTAAAAGGTATTGACATTTTAATTATAGAATGCCAAAGTGGTCGGAAATAACCATTGATGACGTCACGATTGAGCCCGGGACGGGTCGTGGTCGCCCCCGATTCACCCTCTCTGACGCCCCCTTGAAGTTTCAGCTTCCCAGGGGTGTATGCACGTGGGGTGTCAACCAAGAGTATAAGTCTTTCCAAGTGTCCGTTCCTGACGAGGCTTTCGTATCTTGGTACGAAAGCCTCGAGAAGAAGTTGTGTTCTGACGTTCCGTTCAGTTCGAACCTCAAGGGTGGTCAGATGCGTCTCAAGGTGGACGATACGACTCTTTTTTTCAAGTCTGACGGGACGCTCGTTGTTGACGGGGCGGAACGCATGAGGGGTGCTGACGTGTCGTGTATTATGGAAATCTCCGGTTCATATCATTTCAATGACAAGTACGGTCTGACGTGCCGCGCGACACAGGTGCGCATATGGGCCGAGGGTGAGGTGGCCCTGCCGAGTCCTGGGACGTCTCCAGTTCCTCGGCGCTTGCTCCTAGACGACGACTAACCGCCTACTTCATGAGCTCCTTGGCCTTCTCGTACAGAGGGGAGCCCTTCTCGAGCAGCACGAAATCACCCTTCTTTATCTTGAGCTCCTTCTTCGCCTTGGCCACAGCCACGATCCACGGGTTCTTCTTCTCAGCCGCCGACTTGGCCTTGCTGACAATCTCACCCGTCTTGGGGTTCTTCTTGAGGTCCTTCTTGACGAGGCCACCCGTGGTGTGGTGAGCGGTTCCGTTCAGCACCTGAGCGCGGGAACCAATAGTCTGGTCGTGCATTTATATTACACTGAGAAAATCTTGCGTACTGCTCGAGCCGTCACACCCTTCTTGGGAGCGGTGGGGAGCTGCGACCTGAGGCGCTCGTCGTTGAGAACCTCCGCACACACCGCCGACTTGTGCCCCTGCAAGTCCATGATGGACTGTTCGATGCTCGGGAGGTCCGGGCCCGCCTCGGCGTAGACCAACTTCTTGACGTGCACCTTGTGAAGCTGCCCGTTTCTGTGCGCGCGCGCAATCGCCTGGAGCTCCGTCGCAGGGTTCCATGCGGGTGTCGTGATGTAGACGCGGGTCGCCTCTGCGAGGTTCAG